TTTTTCTGCTAATTCTTTACCAATAGCCACCTGTGTTCCGACTGTAGCGGCGTCACCTGTAATCCTAAGTTTAACCAACGGATCATTTGTAGACAAGGCATATAATTGCATTGTTGCTTTAACTTTATCAGCAAGTGTTGGAGGTTCTTCACCTTCATCTACCTTTGTAAGTCTAGCTAAATATTCAGCCTTTTGTAGATCCACGTTCATAAGAAATTTTTCATTTATATCCTTAGCTTTTGAAATCATTTCAGAGCTAAATTTGACATTGTAGAGCATTGATCCCTCTCTCATATCGGCTAAAATGGGTAAATCCGAAGTATTAACTAATATAATATAAAATCTGCATAATTTCCTCATTACTCCGGCAATGCCTTTACGCCACGTAATTCCAAAGTGTTCGGTTATTGCCAACGAAGATAGATCGTTCTCATTAGCGCCCCCAACCATCGCATCCATCCTAGCAGGTGCTACTAGAGGAGCACCTCGTTCATAGTCCATTTCTTGAATACTATGTTGGACTTGGTTCAGTAGATCGTGAACTTCACCTGGTATAACACCGTAACCTGTTCCCCGTATTTTATTTACATGGGCGACGGACGGTCTCGGTCCATATAATCTATTCATGGCGGCGATTAAGCCGGCGTCTTTTAAGGTTGCACTTTGTCTTTCAAGTATACTATAAAAATTTTCAACAACTTTATTATCCTGTAAGTCTCGTGGGAATTCCTTTTTCATTTTTTCTTCTAATGATTTATCCCGTTTAATTCTTTCTATAGCACGAATTCTAACTTCCTGCTTTTTCTTGTAAAGGACCAGCTCATTTTCATTGGATTCGTTAATTATTTTTTGGATAAACTCTGGAAAAAACATGTACGCATAGAGGCGCTTTTCACCCCCCAACCCCCATAGAATGCCAAGAGATTGAACTAATAGGCTCATATATAAATTTGGCAATCTCTCTCTACTTGTTTTTGCTGTAACCGCGTGTTTCATCCTTTTCGTTAATTTTTTCTTCGCTTCTACAGCACTATGTGATTCGCAAGCGGCATTTTTGGACAAAATATCAGCCTTGCTATCTAATATAGTAAAAATATTCCTCACAGCCATCGCGTACAATGCAGCCTTATCGCTCCCTGAATGTGCTTTAACAAAATCTGTTGCAACGCGCCAAATCGTCACAGCATTATCTAAGGTAAATTCATGACACGCGCCCTTATCATCCTTCCATAATTTTTCAAGTTCTTGTATCATAGCGGCTCTATTGGCGGGCGTCCATTGTCCCGTAACCGCTGTTGATATTTTTTTAATTAATGCGGACTCGTACTGTTTAAGAGTGGATGCACGCGAATCTTCTTCAACTTGATGCAGACGATTATAAAATATTTCCAATGCCAAAATAAATAGTTCTAGATAGCGTTTAATAAACAATAATCCAATTTGACTACTCTTACCACTGGAAGGATTTATAACATCTCGCCAATTGATGTATCCTGCCCTTTTACTTCTTCTTTTATTTGTTGAGCTATTCCATTTCTTTAGAACTGAAATAATAGCCTTAAGAACTGCATCATAAGCGAAAAAGGCTCTCCTCTCTTGATTTGTCATTTGCTCAGTATAAATTGGGGCACTCATTTCTTTATTTGCGCGAGTTAACAATTTGATTGTTGTATTTAATTCATTTGACATTTTTTCCTTAGTACAACAACCATTGTAAACAATACTATAAACTGTTCTACTACTATTAGGAGGAGGAATGAGAAACATATTCAATCGGTCTAACAGTTGATCCAAATGGATTATCGGAAGGCGCATTACTTGTACAGCTCTCGCGGTCCCATCATCAATAAGAGGATTTAAAAATACCCCCTTTCCGCCATACTGCATAATACTAGATCCGCCGTGATTTACTCTTAATGTTCTATTAGACATATCTAGATTGTTCCTTCTAAAACTCCTGCGACGGCGACGTCTTCCTTTTTTTGTTGGTCTCCTATAGTTCTTTCTGGTTTGATGTCTCATTCTTCTTATTCTTGATAACCTTTTCCTAGAAAGTTTCATAATATATACATAAAATGGATATTTTTTTATTGTATTATTATATTAAATGAGTTGTGATTCTAATCCAGTGAATATTCGTTATACCGAACAAATATGTAAACAAGATTGCTCGTACCAATTTGATTATAATGCCAATAGCTCTGCTGTAGTAGAAAATTTGGTTAATTATTTAGAGATCAAGGTAGATGGCTCCAATACAGTAAAATTTAATAGTTATGACATTAAACTATCTAGTGTGAGGTTGTATCAACCATCATTGCATTTATTCGATGGACAACAAGCAGCGGCGGAATTAGTTCTTGCTCATTCCGGTTATGGAAAGAATGTGTTAGTATGCATTCCAATTCAAGCGGGCGATGGACGCGGTCCTTCCAATAGTTTTTTTGAACAAATTATGGAGCATGTCCCCCCAAAGACAGATAATGATACAAAAAGCAGTCAAAATGTAAACGTTAGCAATTGGTCTCTAAATGATGTAGTCCCAAATGGAACATTTTACTTTTATATCGGAGATTTTCCTTATCCGCCCTGTAATGGAAAGAATAATATAATCGTTTTCAGTCTTGATAATGCAGCCCGTATTAATAGTAAAGATTTATCGATATTAAAGACATTAACTGACCCGATTGAATATAGTCAAGAACAAACTTTAGGTAGTGTTGCGAGTAGAACGCCTCTTTTGATGATAAACCGATCAGAGTCTGGCGGCGGCGCCATCGGTCCTAAAGCAAAAAATGAAGATTATTTTATTTTTGACCAATGCGAACCGATAGATGGAATGGATGAACCTGAAAAAGACGGTCCTCCGCCAACTATTTCTGGATGGGTAACGTTAATTATGTTATTATTGGGTGGATTAATTGTACTTGCGCTAATTTACACATTCATTGGAGGCATTGGAGCAGGGGCGGCGGCAACAGCACCTGTTTCGTCCGGAAAACCAAGCGGGTCATCAACATCATCATCAAAGTAATATTTAATATACAAATTAAATTTGCATATTAGATAATTATTGCGTAAAGGCAAGATTTTGTCCTGTAACATTCGCCGCATTACGCGTATCTTCCGTAGTAGCCGCATACCCTTTAGATACCGAGGGATTTGAAATATTAAATGAATACGGGATTTTTTGTTTAATTACTAACTCCTCCACAGTGACTGGAAATTGATTTAATTTATTCAGATTTCCCGTTTTGACACGCTCTGTTGGAACAAAGGCGGGTGCACTTGCATGTTTTGAGCGTTTACTAACAGTGGAAGATCTCTTAATTAACTCGTATGCTGCTATACCTCCAACAGATCCTAATACTGGATGCGAAAGGAACATGTTGAGAACGATGACTACTACAACAATTTTACCAAGATTTGTATCGATGAGTCCAGCTATTTCATGTGGGACCTCAATTGGTAAAACAATAAATAGTGCCATCAATGCTGCAAGTACATAGTACCCGGTTTGATTTTTAGGAATACTTAGGAAATTTACCATATATCATATATTTATATTATTTATTTTTTAAAGGAAATTGAAATAAGTATAAACAAAATAATCTTAATTATAATAATGTCAGAACAACCCGCTATTTATTTAGGTTCTCGCGGCTACACGATTTATAAAGAAAATTTGGAAGACGATGATCTCCATCTTATCAGAAAAGAATTAACAGTTAAACCCTTTGTTCCTAAAACTTCGCTTGCTAAACCGTCGCCTTTTCCTATATACAGGGAATCAAAGACTAAAATATACTTGCCAAGATTCTATGGGCTTGACAATTATGGAACTCCTGAAAAAAATACATTATCTAATGGTAGGGCTATTAATGTTCCCTTTGTAGGTAAATTACGTGATTATCAGGAGACTATCATTAAGAATTGGATGAGTGGGACGAAAAAACATGGATGTGGTTTAATAGAGGCTGATTGTGGAGCCGGCAAAACTGTTCTCGCTACTAAAATCATTTCAATGCTACAAAAAAAAACATTAATTATTGTTCATAAGGAATTCCTTTTGCGTCAATGGGAAGAAAGGTTGGGACAGTTCTTACCCACGGCGCGAATTGGTCACATTCAAGGTCCAAAGATAGATATTGATGATAAAGATATTGTTATAGGTATGCTCCAGTCGTTATCAATGAAAGATTATGACCAGTCTGTCTTCAAAGAATTTGGGTTAACTATTATCGATGAGTGTCATCATATTTCTGCAGAGGTGTTTAGTAGAGTATTATTTAAGGCAGTAACGAAGCATGTTCTCGGATTATCGGCTACTATGGATAGAAGTGATGGATTAACGCCTGTTTTCAAGATGTTCATGGGTCCAATTGTAGCACGCTGGAAAAGAGGTGCCCAAGAAAACGTAACAGTGCGCGCCATTGAATATAGCTGCAATGATGAACACTACAATAAGATGGAGTTAAATTATAAACGACAAACCGATTTTGTTAAAATGATAACAAAAATAGTAGAATTTTCCCATAGAACAGAATTTATATTAAAAGTTTTACAAGATACCTGGGTAAAGTCCAAGGGTCAAATACTAGTAATTGGTCACAGAAAAAGTCAGTTAAGTTATATCCATGATGCTATAAAGCATAGAGGGTTTGCCACCGTTGGTTATTATATAGGTGGGATGAAGGAGAAGGATTTGAAAATTAGCGAAGGGAAAAATATTGTTGTTGCTACTTATAAAATGGCAGAGGAGGCTTTGGATATTAAAAGCCTTACAACAATCTTAATGGCAACCCCTAAGAAAGATGTTAGACAGAGTGTAGGACGGATCATGCGATCTTCTGGGGATAAACTGGTTATTGATATTATAGATACTCATTCGAATTTCCAAAGATATTGGACAGATCGGCGGAGGTGGTATAATAGACAACATTTTAATGTAATGTACACAAATGTTGACAAATATGATAATAATGAATGGGAGTCGTTGCCGCAGCGTTCTGTTAAAGCTAAAGCTTATAAACCAGAACCTTATAAAAATTTAACATTTGGAAAATGCATGGTTTAATTATTTACGCGATACAACTGCCTGATCTAATACCGGCGAAGGTGTATTCTTACCAGTAAAGTGATTATAATTGTTATGACAGTTATTAGTTCTTGTATATGTTGGAGGACTCGCCAATTGTCCTTCCCAAGTACCGCCGGCGGCACCAGCAGGTGTTTGCTGTGTCCAAGTCAATGGAACATTACTCATGTATTGTGCATAACCTCCTCGCTGCTTCTTCCGACGGGATCGGCGCCCTCTCCCTTTGCCTCTCTTCTTCTTGCTATTGGCAATTCCTTTCCGGCGAATCCAAGTACCACATTTTTTTGCCATATTTCCTCCTTTTCTTCTTCTCGTGCGTCTCCCACCACCAGCAGCGGAAATACCAGCATCAAGCGAAACATTTCCCATGGCATTATCAACGCCTCGGGATACCTTTCCTGGTAAACTAAATACCTTACTAAAGGCATCATGTACTATCCCACCTCCACTTAGATTACACTGTTGACCGTGAGAGAGATTAGTAACTTGCGCATGCCCTGGTGCAAATATTGCCGCATTTTTACCTGTGGTATAACCATAACTAGCATTCGTAGACTGATTTTGTCCAGAAGTTCCCGGAATAGGAATAGATTGATTGGATGGATATTTTGCTGGTCCTGCACCCTTTTGGATCGTTTTGGTACCTACATAATTCATCCCAGCCCCCATTTTAAATTTTGGAACAATCCCACAAGAGTGATAACGTGAGGTTGGCAATGTGCTGTGACCATGATAACCTTGACCTAAGGAATGCTCGCCGAATGAACCCTTTGCCACAGCACTATTATAACCGTAACCGCCGCCATGTAATGTCATTGCCTCAGCTTTACTAATTCCGCGACTGGCATTTCCGCCGCGCCGTAACATATTAGACATACCTGCTTTTGGCGCAAGTAGATTTTTAGTTGCGCCTCCCCTCCGGCGCCGTCGTTTACTGCCTCTCCGTTTCACTCTTTTTCTCTTGCGTCTTCCCCGAGTTTTTCTACGCTTTCTCGATCTTTTCCCGCCGCGCATTGCGGTATACGATACAATACCGCAACCCTTCCCCCCGTTCATGGCAGCTTTTCCTCCGCACCCAGTAACAGCGCCTTGAGTGCTTCCAAACAATGCTGTATGCGAATTTGATTGATTTGTAAGACTTGGCATTCTATATATATTAATATCTATTATTTTTTTCTATCCGTCTTATATCTCCAAAACATGCAATGGTTCCACTATCAATTATCTCACAAGGAACCCATAGCTTATATTTTCTATTATAAACGCATTTCATGATATGTTCAATATCTTCTAACAAGTATTTATCCTCATTAATATTCTCAAACTCTTCCTCATCATCGCTTTCTTCAAGAAGATCAAGATTTGCATTTTCTTTAATATTTCTAAATATACTATTCATTAAAACACTAGTTTTGAAATCTGGTATAAGTGCTTGATTAAATGTTTCAATATTTCCAGTCTTTTTACTACGCAAATGCAGAGTATAAATATCATCAGATGTCTCCGCTTTAATTAGGAAATTTGCAAAGATATCTTGCTTAATGCACCCCTTTTCATTATAGAAATAAGGATTATTCTTATAATACCTATGCTGTATACAATACACTGTATACGGTATATCTTCTAAAAGGAGATCCATGGCATTCCTATCGGTGGTCATTCCGGGTAAACCAAGAATGACATCAGAGTTATTCAAAAAATTTTGCTGAATATAATTCGTAAAGAGATCATTAAGAACTCCTAATTTATACATCTGTGACTTTTCAGATATATCCGAACCTAAAAAAATAAAAATATCTTCTACGGTAAAAAATGGATGGTTATTATGGTTAAATAAGGTACCATATAAGATTGTCCCAAGTCCATTACACAATTTCTTGCTAAAGCAACAATTTTTAACTGTAATACTTTTAATATTATGCCCCCTTCTATCAATTTCCATATAAATGCAAATATATCTATTCTTAAAATGCTGAAACCATACAAAATACTTCGTCCCTTTTGGTATAGCTAAAAATATATTAGCCGACGAAACTTTCTTATGAATATTTTTAACATAAGAAAGTTTAATGGACGGGAAATTTCCCATTATCCTGTTCTGATCATTATGGTTGAGATACATTTATAGATGATAGTGAAGCAATCTTTATATCATTTACAATGTTTGAAAATTGTCTCCTGAGCCTAGGACATGACCCATTGGTTGACTAGTCGGAGCTACATTCTTATTCGATCCGGCAGCAATGGGTACTGTTGATAATTCTTTCAAATAATTTTGAAGTTCGCTTTTCATACTAGATGGATTCGTTTTTTCGTTTTTAGATTTCTGCATCGTTTCGTAGATTTCTTTGTATTGCTGTGCCGGTCTTTTAACCATATCTCTAATTTTTGGAGTTGTTAAGTTATTCTTAAGAAATGTGTATATAGAATGCGCCAATACAATCACGATTAGCGAAATTATAACTTGTTGGGCTAGCCAGAATAACATTACATAATAGATAGATTATGTAAGAGCTTGTAAAAACGAACTAATGTCCTCTTTAAGAGATTTATTTTCCGGCTCTTCGGAGCTTGTAAAGTAATAATCTATTTTGCCTGTATCAGAACTTTCAATGATAAATTTGAACTTTGATTTCGCATTTGGAGAGAATATCAAATTTTTAATAGTAGTTTTTCTATGTATCATTGGAAGATGATTCCTAGATTCTATTTTTTTCCAGGTATTTGAAGATACAAGAAAATCTGTATTATCAACATACTGCCTTAACATACTATTGTTGTCATGTAAATTAAATTTAAATATCGTTAGTTCATCGCCAATATATTTATAAATACCATGGAGCGTGAGAAGGCAAATTTCGGTGTACTCTTTTACGTACATGCCCTTCAGCTTATTTTTGACATCGT